AGATGTTTTTCTTTGTTTACTTGCTGGGTCAGGATATATGAATATTTGCATTTTAGTTCCATACCTATCTCGTATTTCTTGCACCATTTCATCAGTATTAGAGCCATAAATAATAACTTCATCTACAAAATAAACTTTATCTTTTTCTATTTGACTTACACAAGCAGACATTGGGTCAACGTTAAAGTCCATTCCTATATGTAAAGGTTTAGTCCAATCTATTTGTCGTTTAACAACATTATCTACTGGGTGGAAATTATAATAAACAGCACCAGCATAATTTTCAAATGTACCCTCAAACTCTTGTCTAAAAGTTCTTATATCAATATCTTGTTTAGCTTGTTCTATTTCTTCTGGTGTAACTATACCACCCTCAATAGTCGTATATTGAAAAGACTCCCAATCATCATCTTGCTTTCCTTTTAAATACATTTCATAACTCCAATTACCATAACCTTTTGGAGTTCCACACATAAGCACATGACCTAATCTATCTGATATTGATGCTCTCAATACTTCAAACCAAGTTCGTTTATCTATATCTGCAAACTCATCTAATATTAAAAAGTCTAATCCTGTACCTCTTAATGAATCATAATTATCTGCACCCTTTAATGATATTTGACTATTTGTTTTTCTAATAGTTATAGTCATTGTAGTTTCGTTAATATCCTCAATCCAATTAAACATATTAAGCATTTCTTTAAGAGT